ACTTTCTTCTTTTCAGTGTCTGTGGGAATCATTTTCTTAACTAAAGTCCCAAGATTTACATAAATTGAATCAGTATCTGATGCAATGATATAATCAATCCCCTTGGTCTTCAATAGTCCATTCAAATAGCCATTTAATTTGCTTTCAATCCAACGAATTCCAAGCTGCCCAGACAATGTGATTGCTTCAGCAATTCTAATATCAAAGAACCTAAACCATTGGTTTCCGATTGCACCATAAGCAGAGTTTAGAGTAACTTTCTTAGCTAATTGAATATTATTAAACTTAGCAATCTGTTTTTCTAGCTCATGCTTCTCTTGTTCACTAACTGACTTCTCCAACTTCTTCTTAGCTTCAATTGCTTTGTTTTTATACATGGCGCGATCTTCATACATCGTTTCCATGATTTCGCAAAGAAATCCCTGCTTTTCTATACTGAAAAGTTGACCATTAGGAGTTAGAGTTAGATTGTATTTCTTGAGTATTTCAGTCGGAATATTTTTATCTAAGAGATTATCAACGTTAATCTTAGGTCCATATTCACCAATATACTTTCTGAGTTCGTCATTAAGTCTATCTGGCTCAATTAAAGTTTCTGGAGAAAGATTATACATCATAATCAGATGTGGGTATAGACTATTCAAATCGAATGACGCAACCCACTCATGCATTCCAAGGATTGGATCCTTAACGAATGCACCAGCATATTGCTCATCTTTCTTTGTATTTTTCTTTGGCGGAATTACTATATGCTTTTTCTTTAGTGCATTATATGTGATTGTGTCCCACATTCTCACTTGAGAGAAAACATCATCATAGTTCACTTTAGCATCATATGCCAAAGTTAATGCCAATTCAATCAACCTGATTTTATCTTCAAGACGTTCAACTAGTTCTACGTCTTTGATATTATACTCGATAAATTTCTGAAAATCTAAACGATATAGTTGATGTAAACTTTCAAATTCAGAATAGTCAATCTTTTTCTCACCAAGCTCAACATTTGCAATGTGATTGAGTGAAAATGATTCTTGGTTTGGATTGGAAGAATACTTGCGATACAGCTCATAATAATCGAGCATCGCAATTCCCATCATATCATAACATTGCTGAGTCTTTCCTTTGAAAGTGACCTCACTCGCATTTAATTTATTCCAAGGAGACAATTTGAGTGAGGTTTCTTCACCATAAAGACGATTAATGCGATTGATTAGATATGGGAAGTCAAAGAATTTAATATTCCAACCAGAAACAATATCAGGAAAATGAAGTGTCCAAAGATTAATAAACTTTTCGATAAGATCGTATTCGTCTTCACATTTAATATAATCCACACTCTCAATATTGTTATTGTAATCACCACAACCAAACACATAGTAAGTGCCGTTGATTGCGATAGTGATTGCAGTAATAGCTTCATTTGCCCGTATTGGTTCTGGAAATCCATTTTCTGATCCCACTTCAATGTCGATATATGCAATAGATAATTGCGTTATGTCCCATTCTACATCATCAGGAAATAAATCGGAAATACATGCATAATCATATTTGGTATTTCCATAGATTGTAAAATTGGAGACTCCCTCATACTGTTTTATGAACTCTCGAGCGTCTCGGATAGAATCAAATGAGATTTCTTCAACTGGATTATTGTTGAGGTCTTTCCATTTAGAAGATTTGTTGCTTCTGACAAAAAACTTTGGTTTATAACGAATCTTTTGACGAATCCTCTTTCCTTCTTTTATTCCACGAAAGAGGATATTGTCGCCATACACCGCAACATTAGTATAAAACACGTAATTCCTTAAACAATGAGTTGCTTGGGTGGAGTTACAATCCCACCGAACATTGAAGAGTAAGTATTCTTCAAATCATCCTTAACTGGTTCAGAGTAGATAATCTTATCAGTACCAATAGTGATATCACCATCAACCATTGTACCCCAAGGAATAAAACGGAATCCAAGATTCTTCCCATCATCTGATGGAGCTAGAACCACAGCAATTGTATTCTCGAGAGTCACTGATGTATCATCAGAACTCACAACCTCAGCTAAAATTTCTTCACCAGTAATCAACTTAATAATCTTAACGTTCATTTATTTCTCCAAATCTAATATATCATTCTTGTTAAAAACAATTCCACCATCAACACGTTCGCTTGTTTGTGGAGAGTTTCTACTTGCTGCAATCAACAACATCACAGCAAGTGGATCAAACACAAAAACAAGCATTAGTATAACTATTCTTACTGTATTGTCCAAATAATTTCCAGCTTTATCACCATAAATCAATTCAGCAATATATTTTAGAGGACCAACTTCAACCTCCACTTTCTGGATTTGTAATTGTGCTTCAGCTAATTTCTTATTGTCTTCTCTTAAGCGAGCTGCTGCTTCTTTCTTATCTGATAATAATTGCGCACGAACTTTTTTCTGCTTACTCAGTATATTATAATCTTCTTTAACTGTATTGTCAAGTAAATTCAATTGACGATCAGCATCCGTTACAATTTTCTCATCAGCTTTAATTTCTGATTGTAATTGCGCAGCTAGTGAGCTGACATCAGCAGTTTTGTTAACATTATTTTCTAAATGCGCTTTAGATAAAAATCCAAAGATTCCCATTGATGTTATGAACATCAATATAATTACAGCAATAGTCATGTACACTCTCATGAAAATAGGTATTGATTCTCTGCTTTTATAGAGCCATGTTGCTGTTACAATTTTGGCGAACTCGAGAGAACCTCCCATTATTAAAATAGGAATGTAGGCACCACTGAATAATGCAGTCAACCCTATCATCGAATAATATGCTGCGGTGGAAGATAGGGAGAAACCAGAAAGAAACAAATATAATCTAATGTCTGTGAATATTTTTAAAAATCTCATTTCTTATTGAGTATAGCTTGGAGCTCTTTTTTGGTTAGCTTGACATTATTTAGGTAATAAAACCCATCTAACATAGTCCAAATGTCCTTTCCAACTTTAAGATACCATCCACCAAACTCTTTAATCTTTTTACCTTTTTTAACTAAAACTTCTCGCAAATCAGACAAACTGTTCATTTTCAAAATTCTCCATAATATATTCATAAATCTTTTTTGCAATTGGTTTACTTAAAACCTTTCCTTGTTTTTTTGTATACTTGTTATACATCTCTGTGAATATATTTTCATGTATTTCATTTTCTTTTTGTATGATAGATTTTTTAAAATGTTTAGAGGTTGTTCTCATTTCAGTACATATACAAAAATTATCTATTGTATAGTTTTGTCGTTTCTGTATAGCATTATAGTCATAAATCCAAGCATCTCCCCACCAAATTGCGAATTCATCTGGAATCATTAGATAATTTTTCTTATGGAGAAACATCAATGTACCGTACCCATTCCAATTTAATGTTTCGGATACAGCCAATCCAATACTCATCAATGGGCTACTGACATAAAATTCTTTGACTCCATTGCCATTCGGACCAATGATGCCATTCTTCTCAACAATAATATCATAAACTAAATCAAAAACTCTCTCATCAAAGAGAATATCATCGTTCATCAAACAAATTTTGTCATATTTGCTTTCCTGCACACCAAGATTCCAAGCTGGATGACAGAATATATTTTCTTTCTGTGGTAGATAAGTTATCTTCGGGTCATTAGGAATTTTAAAATGTATAGCATTGGTGTCATTATCTACTATAATAATCTCACCAACTTTTTCGTGTTTAATGAGTTTAGGTAACATGATTTCAAATTGTTTACCTTTCCACATTGTGGGTATAATTACACTTATCATATTAGAATTTCCGAATCCTGTCAGCTAAAGTTGATATGAATGCAAATGCGATTATTCTCTCATTGACTCTAGATAAATCTTTATATTTGATAATATCAGTTTCTAAACCTAACTTAGCTTCATGATCAACTTCATCAATAACCTTCATAATTTTATTATCAAAACCAGTATTGACGCCGTAACACATTATAGCAATATATCTTAAACAAATACCATCAATTGAATAATTTTTATTCTTTATAAAATCAGAGGCAAAACTCCAATGCCAAGATTCATTTATCCCTCTATTTCTTTTTAGTTTTTGTTTAATGCTACCCAAAAACATCTTCAATACTATTTGAGAACTAGATCGTACAGGTACATGATCAAGTTCTCCACATTTTAAAATTTGATAATTTAATTTATTTCCATTATAATTTGCTTTATGATTTCCAACTTCTATGGTAAGATATTTTGCCATATTTTTAGATACGATGATTTTTTGATCAAAATTATCTGCTTTAGCTGAGTTCTTTTCAAAAACAGACCAAAGTGGATTATCATAATTATAATAAACATCACCTTTTGGAAACCACGGAGTCCATCGCAAAACTGGAACAATATTTTTAGGGATAGTTGATAATTCTTTTTCTAATTCTAATTTCGGTATATTGAGAAATTCATCAGCGTCCAGTAGAAATGCCCAATCAAAATCAACTGATTTAGTTGCACTCTTCAATGCTCTAGTGACTATTGCGGATTGTTGATAATCTGGATTTGGATCAAAATAAACTGTTATCTTGAATCCCTCTTTTTTAAGATTATCTATAATCTTTATAGTGTTATCTGTGCTACCATTATCAACAATAAAAAAATGATCGATAACTCTTGAATTGATCCTGATGAACAACTCAATTATATCACATTCATCTTTGATCATTGATACTGATATAAATTTCATATAATGTTTTATGTATTTGGTAGCGGGAGAGGAAGTTGCATCCCCGACCCCTGGATTATGAGTCCAGTGCTCTGCTGCTGAGCTATCCCGCAATTGATTTAATATTTATACAGTTTCTGCAACATCAGACTCAGTGATAGCTGGTCCTTCAAATACACGCTTCTTATTTTTTGCTGCCTTATGAATTGAGTGGGCGTGAATCATGTCTCGCTTCCAAGCACCACGATCATGCTCATTTTCAAATTTAGTTAATGCTAATATTCTCTTTAAGTATCGAGGAAGAGAAGCACTGAAAAAATCACTTCGATTAGCCATATATTACACCTTATTTGCTAAAATAGATTCACACTTTGCGTGAAAACGTTCTTGTTGTCCTGGTTGATAAATTTGAAAACAGTGCCAGAACAATTCACCATTTTCTTCATCACCATATGTTGTACCAATACCATAATTAGGCATTCCATCACCCATTTCCCAATATGGCGGGAGGTCTGCAGACTCCCAAGACATTCTAAATGGAGGACTATCATACCTTATTGGCATGAATAAGTCAATAGGAACTATCTTTGATTCTTCTGCTTTATATGTATATTCTTCAGCAACATCGCCCCTTTTAGTTTGTAATGCACTGGGCTTGCCTATTGTGACAAAAGTGTCTGCTGACAATGCTAACGAAGATGGTGCAGCAAAAACATGCTTATCATTTTCAATATGATTAGAACGTTGCGCATTCGCTGCAATATGTCCTTGAGCTGCTCTCTCTATATATAGATCAATCGCAGTTTCACTTACGGGAATAGCATCTAAATCTAAGAATAAGATTATTTCATGATCTAGTTGTTTAGGTATGTTTTTTTGTTTTAACGTATCAACAGTCAATCCATTCATGCACCAAAAATAATCCATAGAAATAGGATGAGATGCGTCTGTTTTTATTTGATATAAAGGATATTTGCTGACATTAAGTTTATCAACCACAGCTCTTTGCAATTCGATAGTTTTTGGATTGGCTCCCTCAACAAAGAAGGAAACCATACAAGCATTATGTTTCATATATTTACCTTTTAGTTTTATTTTTCCAGAAGCTGTAAATTCCCTTTTCAACTTCATATTTTTCCCAAACAAATCTTTCTCTATTGGGTTGGCGTTTTGCCCATTCCCACATCCGAGAAAGCCCATCTTCTAGAGAAGTTTTATCTTCATATCCTAATAGATCAACTGATTTTTGCCAAGTTGGGTGCGCATACTTAACTTCATAACGTTGTTCTAGGTGTATAGATTCACCACTACCCATAACCTGTTTTAAAATTTCATTAGCTTCTTTAATGGAAGTTTCTTTAGTTCCACCAAGATTAATTATTTGTTTAGAACATGAATCTAAAGTAGCACATTTCCAAATTCCATATAAACAATCATCAATATAACTAAATGCTCGTAATTGCATTCCATCGCCAAAAATTGTCATTGGTTCATTATTTAAATTTTGATACATCCAAATGCCCAAAACGTTTCTGTATTTATCCCAGATATTTTGATTAATTCCATAAACATTATGTGGACGAATGATGCACCAATCTAAACCATGTTGGTCGCCAGCAATTTGTATATCTCGCTCGCAACCAAATTTTGCTATGCCATATGGATCAATTGGATTGGGTTGATCTCTCTCATCGAATGGAGGATTCCCCTGTCCATAAACTGCCATAGTTGATGTGAATATCAATCTTTTTGGATTGTGTCGTATACAACTATTCACAATTCTAGCTGTCGCTATTAGATTATTTTCATAATTATATTGGCGAATGAATGGCGATAATCCCTCTGCAGCATATGCAGCAAAATGGAAAACGTAGTCAGAACCTTCAATTAAATGATCAAATTCGTCTTTTACCAAGTTAAGTTTATGAAACTGTACTTTGGGATTCACATTATCGATATAGCCACCGCTGAGATCGTCTATTCCAATTATCTCAGTTCCTGGAACATTATCAACAATCCAGTCAGCAAGTCTTGATCCCAATAAACCAGCAACTCCTGTTATTATTATTTTACTCATAGTTAATTTCATTTACTCCAAGGAAGATTATTATTATATCTCCTCATCATTTCAGCATTACCTCGTTGAAAGAATTCAGGCTGTACTGATAGTTGAGAATTTCCAACAGTATAATTTACTGTGTACTTATATGTAGTATCGTATTTTGGAGCCATTTGCCGAAGAACATGACTGATTGCCCTATCGATCTCTTGTTGTCCTGGTTCTCTGAATTTGCGCCACCAAACTGGTGAGATCGCCACAGCTAATAATTTTGGTAAAAAATAACAATTAACATCAATGAAATAATCTTTTGGATGAAGAACACTAGCCCATTTTCCTAAACTTTCACAATTATCTTGACACAAAAAGTTCTGATTTCTATCAACAATATTCCTAAAAGAATAGGACCACTGATTGTCAGTTTTTAAAACATCAATGCAATTTTGAATATGATTAGGATGAAGAAAATTATCGTCATCCAAAAACATAATATAATCACCGTCCGCAATATAAGTCCCAGAACCATAAATGCGATGACCATTCCAACGATCACGCCCAATAGAATAAGGAAGATCAATGACATCTAAACGATACCCCTCTCTGGTGCTATATTGAACCCCAGACTCTTCAATTTGAGCGTAGGCAGCAGTTGCCCTTTCCGGACCATCTATCATCACCAAATGTTGTATATTTGGATATGTTTGTTGTCTGACTGATTGTAGACAATTTGCAAGAATAGGATTTCCAGTTGTTGCAGTAATAACACTAACTAGTGGTTCATTCACTTACTTCTCTCCTCACAAAATTTTACAATACTGGGATCGCGTTTTTGTTCTTCATTCGGAACAAACTGCGCTCTAAATCTAGGTTCAGTGTTATTATCAACTCTACTCATATAATATACAGCTAAACTTCTTCTTGAAATATTTTCAGGACAAGTAATTTCCTCTGGCAATCCATGCCAAGAATCTTGAGTCGTATCAAAGATTATTGCTCGGTTGAATACATTTTCATATTTAACACTTTGGCTGGAAGGCGATTTTCTATCACTGTACCATAATCCCAAAGAACCTCCCCAATTGACATCCCAATCAGGAGTCATATAGACAATTAAGTTATAATTTCTTTTATAGTTTAATTTAGGATGGATTGAATAATCTTTATGGATATTTAATTTTCCACCTCTAGAATGTGAGTGCATACCTCCACCATTTAATCCATAATCTGCTCGTATATTATCTTTAGCAGTTAACATATTCATGTTATGAATGAATACATTACTGCAAAGATAATATAGAGCAGAGTAAATGGTTTTGGGAAATTTATCCCAATGAGAGCAAGCTTTTTTTACTTCAATTGGATTATTGTAAGAAACTGTCCAAACAGAAGAATCGTGAGAGGGAAATTCTTTTGCAATTGCATCAGCTACTTCTTTTTCAAAGAAGTTATCTATTACAATATGATTGAATGGCTTGGATGATAAAAATGATTCTCTATTTGAAAGAAAATCAAAATAATTTATCACCAATTATTCTCCGAGAATCTCTCTGAGAGAGTCAATCTTCTTACTGACATCAGCAGATCGATTTGGCCAACGAAGAACTGTTTTTTCTGGATTCTGTTTTAGAGTTTCTAAAAAAGGAAATACCTCATTTTTTATAGCTAATATTTTTTCTTCATCCAAATCTTTTCCAGTTGTTGTTTCATATTTGGGGATGCCCATATATTCATCTACTGTATCAGGATCAACTGCATATCCTCCGCCTGAAACGAGCAAGGGATCAGGATTGTTTTCTGACATTTCAAAATCAATAGAATCTTGGCTTTCTATTTGGTAATCAGGATCATCCAAAGATTCTTCATCGTCTTCTTCTCCTGAGGAATAATCTGATTCAAAATCATTAAACTTATCAATATAATCATTCATACCGAAAACATATCCAGCAGATTGCAAAAATCCTCTAAACTCTTCAAAAATCTGAGTTAGGCTCTGCTCACCATTAAGAGTGATGACAATTTCCTTGTTGTTAGCGAATTCAGTATGTGGCGTATCATCTTGATGATCATTCTCATAGATATACTTAAAAACAAATTGACTCTTCATATTAAATCTCCAATTCAAAGTTTACATTAAAATCTTCATTTTCTGGTGGAAGTTGACCGCTATGGTGAGCATATCCTCTAGGATTAGCCATTACTCTACATTCATCTACCATATAGTCAAATACTGTATGAGTGTGTCCATGAAACCAATATTTGATGTTTCTGTGTCTAAGGATAGTTTCACTTAGATCACTAACGTAAGCATAGTTTAAGGCATCATTACCATATTTAGGGTGGATACTTTTGTATGTTGGCGCATGATGAGTCATGACTATAGTTGGTTTATCTATTACTGGCCAATCATAAAGCATCTCATCTAATTTTGTTAGGGTGAGATTATGTTCTTCTAGAGCATCATCTGTACTAAAATTTACAAAGTTAGTATTTTTGATTTTTTTGATTAGTCTATGGTCGTTTAATCCTGTCTGAGCCGCCATCTTAGCCCAAATATCATTGGCGTTATAATCTGTCCACATTGTGGCAGCATAAAGATTCCAACCATCAAGATTGACTACTTCCTTATCAAGAACTTTTACATTGCTTCCTATTAGAAATTCTCTAAGAGTTTCTACAGTGTGATCAAAAATACCATGATAGTGTTCATGATTACCAGCGATATAGTAAACACTATTATACTTGGAACATTCCTCAAAGAAAAACTTTTTACAGATTTTCTTGTGGTTTCTTGCGCGATCATCTGTTCTGTTCTTATGCAAATGAGCAGCTACACAAATATCACCTGCAAGTAATAGAACATCGCCCCCAGGAAGATCCAAAGGAGCGAACTCTAAATGCAAATCAGACATTACATGTAGTTTCATATTGGATTTTTTCTACCGATTGTTTTAGCATCAGCCTCATCAGTCACATATTGGTAAGCACCTTTTGAATAGGCAATAGCAATACGCTTAGACTTTGCAATAATTGCATCACGAACTTCTGGTGACTCTTTGGCCAAGAATGTTTCATCCATAACACCAGTTCGATTTGGAACAAACTGTGTTGTTGTGACGTGCGAAGCGATCTTGCTTGCTTGTTCTGATCCAGGACGCAAATACGAATTATTTACTGGCTTGTAATCGCCAAGTTTACTTTGGATACGTGAAACGTCTAATTTTTTTTGAATGACTCCACGAATCTTTTTCTTTTTTTTAGATTCCGGAAGTTTAGTATGAATGATAATCATACAACATATGGGCTCAAAAAGAAATCAACAACCTTAGCCTTGATCATTGTGGGAATATCCTGATAAGGTTCTTCGAGATAATAGTTACAACCATTTTTCCAATTATTGTTTTTTAGAAACAAAGCAAAATCTTGCAGATGCAAATCATTTGCAGGATTAAACACAACACGCTCACGAGTTTTCAATACAGGTTTGTGATATAGACTCATAATATAGACTCCCAAATTATTACCACAATACTATTGTACTATTATTTGTTGAGAATGTAAATATTAAAAATGCTTAATAAATCAATAACTTACATCAATCCCAAAGACCTTGATAGTATTTCCCAAATAGCATCAAACCATTCGAAATACGCTTATGGTGGGCTTCGTATCCTTTTCTATCAAAAACGCTAGTGTCGTTTGGTCCCGTTACCATCTGAT